TACCGTTGCCCCGCCAACGTCTGCACCATCGGCTACGGTCACACGTCGGCGGCAGGCGCTCCCATGGTCAACGACGGCATGACCATCACGCAGGCGGACGCTGACGCGATCTTGACGCGCGACATTGTTAAGTACGAAGTCGCCGTAATGGATCTGGTCAAGGTTAAATTGACCCAAAACCAGTTCGATGTCCTCACAGACTTTGCCTACAACGCGGGCGTCGGCAACCTTAAATCTTCGACAATGCTAAAAAAGATAAACTCCGGCGATCTTGACGCGGTGCCCGCCGAGTTGATGAAATGGACCAAGGGCGGCGGCAAGGTGCTGCCGGGGCTCGTCCGCCGTCGCCAGGCGGCAGGCGCGTGGTGGAGCGCAGACCAGCATGTGGAAGAGCAGGAACAGCGCACCGATCCCGATCCTGTTCCTGTACGAACAATGGCGGACAGCAAGCAAGGTAACGCGGCGCTACTCACGGCAGGGCTCGGAAGCGTGGGCGTCGCTAAGGAGGTCGCTGCACAGGCGAAGGATGCGTCTGACGTGGCGGATCAGTTCATGGGCCTACTCAGCAACACAAATTTCGTCATCATGGTGGCGATCATTGGTGCAGGCGCTGCTATCTGGTACTGGCGCAAGAAGAACATGGATGAGCACGGTGTTTAGCCTGCTGTTCACGCCGGTCGGGCGTTACGCCGTCATGGCGTTCATCGCTATAGTCGTCCTGAGCGGCGTCTATTTTAAAATCCGCGCAGACGCAGTAGCTGAGATCGAAGCCGCTGCGACGGCGGACGTGCTACGGAGAACACGCAATGCGGTTGGCGCTTCTGATGCTCTTGATCTGTCCCCTGACCGGGTGCGTGACCCTGACCAGCACCGTCGAGACTAACGCGGCGGTCTGCGACGTGTGGCGCGACGTGTCGTGGTCGTCCAAGGACACCACGGGCACCATCATCGAGGTCAAGCAGAACAACGCCCGCCGCGAGGGCTGGTGCGCTAAGTGAGCGCCATCACCTTGGGAAACTCGGCGTCGCCAAGGATCTCCATGCGCTCCCGCGCCGCCCGCAGCATCGTGTAGCGTTGGTGCAGGCGCACCAGCACCGTGACGCGCTGCTCGCCTTTGCGCTCCTCGTCTAGCAGACGCAGAACAGCGCCCTCGTCCAGATCGGGCAACGCCTTGTTGATCTCGCGCCAGTTCATGCCTTCAATTCCTCAAGTGCTATGTCTGAGATCGCCCGCTTGTCCTGAAGCGCGATCCAGATCCGTTCGTCTATTGTTTTATTACAGATCAGCAAATAGCACCAGACGTCCTTCGTCTGACCGCTGCGGTGCAGCCGCCCCACCGTCTGTTCAAACAGCTCCAACGACCAGGGCATGGACAAGAAGATGATCTTGCAACCGCCGAACTGGAGGTTGAGGCCATGCCCCGCCGACTTGGGGTGGATCAGCAACAACTCGATCTCGCCCGCGTTCCACCGTTTGATGGCGTTGAAGTCGTCAATCGTCCGCGCCTGCGGATACCGGCGCTTCAGCTCGGCCAGCTCTTCCTTGTAGTTGTAGACGATGATCGTGTTGGCGCGCTGGTTCTCGTTCAGGACTTCCTCGATCAATTCAAACTTGTGCGTCGAAAACCAGATAACCTTTTGTTTCATTTGAAACTTTCCCTTTTCCTCCGACGCTTCCGTCTTGCTGTCGTAGACGAACCCCGACGCCATCTGTTGGAGCTTGTTCGTCACGGCGGCGGCGTTCGCCGCGATGATCCGGTCCTCGCCGTACTCCAGCACGAAATCGCGCTTCATCTTCTCGTAGGGCTTGCGGTCGGCCATGTCGCAGCGCATTTCCACAACATGTAGCTGCGGCAGTTTGTCGCTGTACTCGCCTGGCTCCAGCACGAAGGTCGCTGGGCGTATGGCGTCCATGACCTGCTCCAGCGCGCCCTTGCGCGGCTGCCAGTCGCCGAAGTCGCGGTTGACGCACACGAAGTACTTCTGGAGGAACGCGCCCTTGGCGCGGCCCAGCAGCGTCTGGTCGATGACCTTGCATTGGCCAAACACGTCTTCGAGCCCGTTGGACGTGAACGAGCCGGTCAGGCCCCACCGGAACGGGATCTTGTCGAGGTGCGCCAGCAACGCTTTGAAGCGTTTGCCGCTAGGGTTCTTGAGCCGCGTCAGTTCGTCAAAGACAACGCCGTCGAAGCCCGACAGATCCGGCAGCGATTGGATGTTGTCGTAGTTGGTCACGACGATGGGCGCGGCGCTGTCAAACGCCGCTTGACGCTGCGCTGGCGTCCCGGTGGCGATGGCGATCTCAAAATCTGGAGCCCACTTGCGTTGCTCGACCGGCCACACGTCCGTACAGACGCGCTTGGGGGCCAGCACCAGCCACCGCTTGACGTGTCCCTCCGCGATCAGCTCGGTCATGGCTGTCAGCGTGATGGCCGTCTTGCCTGCGCCCACGGGCGCCAAGATCATTGCGCGGTCTCGCGCGTACAGGAAATCGGCGGCTTGTTCTTGGTAAGGTCGTAACGTGAGGCCCATTCATCCACCCCTTCAATTGACCACAAACAGGCGTATCGCTGCCCCAGATGCTGCATGTCCGCAGCGAAGATCTTTTGGAGCGGCGCAAGACGCCCGCCCTTGGTTTTAAGTTCCACGAACCACGTCTCGCCGTTTGGCATACACGCGATCCGATCCGCCACCCCGCGCTGCGTGGGTGACTTGAACTTGTAGGTAGTGCCCCCGCGCACCACGACGGCCCACACGAAATAGGTTTCGATCTCGCTTTCTCGCATAAAAAAATGTATTGCATGTTCGTAAAGGAAAGTCTAGTGTCTGATTCGTCAACAGTCCACTGAGGTAATCTAATGGCTCAACATTCCAGCATCGTCGGCGGGTCCACCGCCAAGCGCGTCATCAACTGCCCTGGCTCCGTGGCGCTCGTCGCCCAGATGCCACCCAAGCCTTCCAGCGTCTACGCCGACACCGGCACCCTGCTCCACAACGTCATCGCGGACGTGTTGGGCGGCAAGGCTATTGAAGTGCAAGATTTCCTTGGCGCTGTCCATGCTGACGTGACGCTCGATCAGGATCTGATCGACAACAAGCTGTTGCCCGCGTTGGCGGCGCTGAACGAGATCGACCCCGACAGGCAGATGGAATTTGAGACCGAAATGGTTGTCGGGTTTGGGGATTTGCTGCCCGGCGTGTTCGGCTCCGCTGACGTTGTGGGCCGGATTGGCGACACGGCGTATATTGTGGACTGGAAGTTCGGCGATGGCGTTGCCGTCGATGTGGAGGAGAATCCACAGCTTATGTTCTACGCCGCTGCGGCCATGCGGACCCCCGCCGCGCAGTGGGCGTTCGAAGGCGCGACCAAGGTCGAATTGGTCATTGTGCAGCCGCCCTACGTCAAGCGTTGGGAGACGACCCCGCGCCGCATCCAACTGTTTGAGAAGGAGCTGATGCAGGCGGTGAAGGTAGCCCAGCGTCCTGACGCGCCGCTGGCGCAGGGCGACTGGTGCCGCTGGTGCGCCGCCAAGGCGATCTGCCCCATCATGACCGGCGCTGCTGACCGGGCGATGGTCGCCGCGTTAAAGAGCGTCGATGTCGCCGACGTGTCGGACTACCTCAAGATGGCGGACCAGTTGGAAGGCTGGATCAAGGAGGTGCGGGCGCTGGCGATGCAGACGCTGGAGGCTGGCCTGCCGGTGCCCGGCTACAAACTTGTCCCCAAACGCGCCATGCGCCAGTGGATGGATGAAGGAAAGGCCCTTGACGCCATGTGCGATCTGGGGCTCGATGTAAAGGAATTGACAGAGACGAAGTTGCTGAGTCCTGCACAAGCCGAGAAAGTGTTGAAGAAGCACAAGCTCGCGCTGCCTGCGGATCACGTCGTCGCTGTCTCATCAGGTAACACGTTGGCACCCGAGGATGATCCTCGCCCAGCGGTGTTGCAGATCGGCGCACAGTTGTCCGCCGCTCTTGGTAAACTCGTCTAAGGAGCAACGGTAATGTCTAATCTCACAGCCTTCGGTAACGCTAATCTTCCTTCCGTACAGTCTCTTGCATCTAGTCTGCGTTCGATCAGCGCAGGCGTCCCTGACGGCGCGGGTTCTGTCATCATCAAGATGGACAAGACC